CTCGACGCCACCGACGGCAGCTATCTGGACACCAGCCTATGACCGCGCTCCGTCTCGTCCTCACAAAAACGGGGATCACGCGCTTCGCTGCCGCCCAGCTTGGCGATCCGATCGACCTGACGGTCGCCGCGATCGGGCTGACCGCTGCGGACTTCATCGCGGTGCCGACGCTGACCGCGCTACCCGGCCAGTTTCGCCTCGTCACCGCCGTCTCGGGCGTCGTGGCCGGTGACAATACCGTGCATATCGTCATGCAGGACGCGGAAGAGGTTACCTACACGGTACGGGGCTTCGGCCTGATCCTCGCAGATGGCACTCTGCTCGCCGCCTACGGGCAGTCAACGCCGATCGTCGAGAAGCCGTTGGCCGGCACCTTCTTTATGCCGCTCGATCTCGCCTTCCCAACCACGGCGATCAACAGCCTGACGTTCGGCAGCACGAACTTCCTCAATCCGGCCGCGACCACGACGAAGAAGGGCGTGGTCGAGCTGGCAACCAAGACCGAGGGGCTCGCTGGCGAGGATCCGCTGCGCGTCCCGCCCGTCGCGGTCGTTCGGGCTATGCTTGAGCAGCATGTGCCAACCGGCTCGATCCTGCAGTGGTTCGGCGCGGTCGACTCCGTCCCCAAGGGTTGGGCAATCTGCGATGGCAGCGTCGTCGATCGCGGCGATGGCAAAGGCCAGATCACGACGCCCGACATGCGGGGTCGCGTCGCCGTTGGCGCGACGGTCGATGCACCGGCCGGCGCAAAGTTCGGCGCGACGTTGAAGGATCTGACAACCGGCAGCGCTGGCGCTCACACGCCGATTGCGAACGTCGTCGTCGAGAACGCTTCGACCAGCAGCACCATCACCACCACGACGCGCAACGTCGACGCCGGCGGATCCGCGAACAATGTCGTCACCGGGATCACCCTCAACGATCCGATGCACACGCACGTCGCCCGCGCGACGATCGATGCGGTGCCGGCGCATGACCACACCGTCACGGTCGACGTCACCCAGCCGTCGCTGTCCCTTCATTACATCATGAAGATCTGATCCCATGGCGAAGATTTCCGAACTCCCCGCACTGAACGATCCGGACGGCAACGAGCTGGTCCCCGTCGTCAAAGGCGGCAAGACCATGCGCGCCAACGTCGCCGGCCTCGTCGCTGGCGCTGTCGCCGGCACTGTCGATAATCTGAAGGTCGACGATGTTGCCTACATCGGCCGACCAGGTGGCGTTGCGCTGGTCGACGGCACGCCGGTCGGCATCGGTGCGATCTATTGGCATCACCTGGTCGAGGACCCCGGCAGCCTGGTCGCGATCGACCTGTTTGATCGAGCTGCAGGTATCAATAATCTCGCGGTGTACCGGGGGCCGCTCAACGCGCTCGTGCGTGTGAGCCTCTCCACGTTTGCCACCACCGGGACGAGGACGGATCGCCGGATCCCGCTCGCAGCTGCAATCGCCCTCCGTGCAGGTGACGTCCTGGCAATTCAGCCGGCGAACGGCGCGCTTACCGTTGCCGAGGTCCAGTCCGGTGACATCGGCTACACCTACAGCGCGCCCTACCTACCCGAAACCGTGTCGCTCGGTGCGCCGACGACCAACGGCCAGGTGCAGGTTCGTTTCGGCATCAACTATCGCAAACAGGTCGTGACGGCCGGCAGCTTCCTCGAGGCGACGGCCGTCAAGATCGTCAGCCCCCGCGCTGTCGCGATTAACAGCGACGCGAACCCTCGCGGCTTTCTCGAATGGAAGACGACCGGACGGCCCACCGGGCACCTGGTCAAGTGGGGCACCAACGTCGTCACGCTCGACGGGCAGGCGCAACGCATGGAGTTCCCCAACTACTCGCTCTCGCAGCCCTACGCGTTCATCGGCAACAGCCTGACGGACAGCACCGATGTTACCAATCGCTGGTCGCAAGTGCTTGCCGCTCGGTACGCGCAATTGATGATCAGCGTGGCGCGCTATTCGTCGGATTGGCGGATGGTCTACCGCGTTGGTGCTAAGGCGATCGTGCTAACGCTCGCCGGTGCGCTGCCCGCAGCAGGCACGGTCGCCGTCTCCAAGATCAACGGCGCACCGATCGACAAGGATAATCCAGCTGCGTTTCTAACGACCGGCGATGCGACCGTCGTTTCAGGCATGGCTATGAGCGGATACCTTATGCGAAACGGTGTCACGCGCCGCGCGACTGTGTCCGCCCCGAACGGTGCGAGCTTCGCCTATGTCGTGACGCAGGCGCCAGGACAGAAGGCGATCACGTTTGATGGTCCGGTGACGTTCGTGCCCGACTTCGCCCTGTCGGTGCCCGGCCGCATCTGCATTATCTGGCTCGGCAACAACTACTTCTTCAGCGGGGTAGCGAACGCCTACGGCGACTATACCAACCCGCAGATGTGGGTTGACCTGAAGTTGATCGTCGCATTCCTTCAGGCGCGTCAATGCCGCGTCCTACTGATACCGATCATCCCTTCGGCCAACACGGATCCCGATGATAACTGGCTCGCGCGTGGAGCTGGTACGCCATACACCGCGATGGAGTCGGCCAACGCTCGGACCGAGGCTTTCTTCCCTGGCTTGGTCGCCCGCGCTGCCGATGGCCGTCCTTTTCTAAAGTTCCTGCAGGATCGGAACGACGGCTCTCCGGAGGCCCTCGACGACGTGGCAAAGGGTTTTACGCCGCGCAACCTACGTCGACTGCCGAACGGGTCTTACGACAAGCTCCATATGTACGGCGACGGTGCCGGCGATCTCGCCGTTGCCGATTTTGTGGACGGCGCGCTGCAGGCTCAAGCGTTGCCAAATGCCGTCACGCAGACCACCGACTTCGCTATCACCGCGATCGGCGCGGCCGACCAGCAATCCGACGTCGCAATCGCGCGCGTTACGCGAGATCCTATGGCGGATCTGTCGGATGCTATCGCGCGCCTCGGCTATGGCGGCTTGAACGTCGGCCCTTTCACCGCGAACCCGTCGATCGCGGAGGCCGGCTCGACCGTTGCCAGCGTAGCGCTGGCCTGGACGATCACCGGGGCATCGCCAACAGTCCAGACCCTGACGCGGACGGGGGGCGCGGCAACCGCACTGGTCGCAACCGATCGCGCCAAGAACATCGCCGCAAACCTGATTGCGGATACGACCTTCACCTTCACGGCAACGGACGGCAGCGCACCGGCCGGCGCGATCGGCGCGACCAAGACGGTCACCACCACCTTGCGCTTTCGGCAGAAGGGACATGCCGGCATCGCCGATAAGGCGGCGGGGATTAGCTCGGCCGATGCAAACGCGCTGGCTTTGTCCTGGTGGGCGGAAAGCGTTGCACGCACCCTCGCGGTCACCGTCCAGGTGGCCGGGTTTCTTTGGTACTCCCAGCCCGCCTCACAGCCGGATCCGGGCTCGTTCAAGGTCAACGGGTTTGCGGTCACGCCCGTCAAGACGCTGCGCAATCACACCAACGCGTCCGGGAAGGTCGAGCAATACGCCGACTTCGTCCTGAGTAATCGCCTCGCCGTCGGCACCGTCGTTAATTTGGAGGTTTTCGCATGACTGTTTCGGTCCCCGATACGATTCAACCGGGGGGCGCATTTCCCGTTGCGCTGTCGCCCGACATCGCGCGCCCGAACGGGTCGAGCGTTGAAGGATCTCTTGCGGCCAATGAGGCCGGGATCGTCGACGTCGGCAATCGTGTGTCGCTCGACTTTACGAACCCTGACGTCCTGTTGATGGTGTCGGACCTGTTGCGCGGCGTCCTTGCCCAATTCGACCAGGAAGGCACGTTGAGCGCGAAGTTCGCGCTTGGCGAGGCAAAGAACGGCCTGGCTGTACGGCAACGTCGCGACGGCTCGTATGGGATCGAGTTGGGTTCGATCGAGGGCGAGCAACCGCTATCCGACTGGACGGCACTTTCGTCCTTCTACAATCCCGACGTCAGCACCTATTTTCTCACGGCCGACAGGCGCGTGGAGTTCGAAATTCGCGCCGGCGCAAACAGCCTGTATGCACCCCTGACGCCCGCGGCTTCCGGTGGCGGCATCGGCGATTGGCTTCAGGCAACCGATTTCTACAATCCCGACGTTGAGATCTATTTCTCGACCAAGGATGGCCGTGTTCTGTTGGAGCGTGGCAACGGTAGCTTGCCGTCGTTCGATAGAGAGCTGCTCAACGCTCGCGGCACCGCACGCAGCATCGACGCTCGCCTGTCCGGCACCATGCGCGCGGACGGTACCACGACGTCGGTCATCTATGGCCGCGATCATCTACGCATCACCCCAGCACGATTGAGCCAGCTGCGGTCCGGGGTTGCCGGCATGGTTATGTCGATCGCACTTTCTGGCGATAGCTGGACCGACAACAACTACTGGGTGCCAATCTTCACCGCATGGGCGCGGGCCGAATACGGTGATGCCGGCGACGGCTTCATCCCTGCTCTTCGCGGCGGTGCCTCGGGTGTCAAGGAAGAGGTCCTGATGGCCTATGGCACGTTCACCGGGATCAACTCGGCAAATGGGGGGCCGGCCGCACCTGGTGCGGCGTTGAGCGGCTGGACATCGAGCGACACCACTACGCCGTTCAAGGTTGTCTACACCCCGTCGAAAGAGCAGCACACTGCCTTCCTTCATGCGGTCGGCAACGGTGCGCAGGTTCGGTACCGGAAGAACACCGTTGGTGCCTGGACAACGATCACGCTCACCGGTGCGCCACTCCGCGTCGACGAGCTGGCTGCGGATGGCGCGTTCACAAAGATCGAAGTCGAGCTTGTCGCCGGCACCGTCACGATCGCCGGCATTGAATGTCGTCGCAACGGCCCCGGCGTTCGTATCCATAACCTCGGCGCGGGGTCGAGCACGATGGCGGACACGCTGGCGTGCAACGAGGCGGACTATGTGACGTCACTTGCGGCCCTCGCGCCTCACCTGGTGATGATGGGGTTCGGCACAAACGAAGCCGGCCGCAACCACTCGGTCGACACGTTCGTCGCCAACATGACGGCTATGGTCGCCCGTTTCCGAGCGGCCGCTCCGCTTGGGGATCTAGCGCTTTGGTCGCCCGCCCAGTCTCTGGACGGAAGCAACGCGTCCTTGATGCCGCTCTACATGGAAAAGACCCGCACCTACGCATCGCAGCAGGGGATCGCGCATATCGACGGCCAGCTTTTGTTCGGTCGCGATCCGTCTCGATACGGCGATTCCGGCCTGCAGTTCATGGGGTCGGGCGGCGAGGGCGGCGGAGATCTCTATCATCCTACTCAGCGGGGCGCTCACCGCCTCTTCAGTTCCATCAAATCTCTGGTCAAGGAATAAACGGTCATGACGCTTTCGCTTATCAGCAACACCCCCGCCAAGAACGCCAAGCTGCCGCGCCGTGTTCGTGACAATTTCCTGTCCGGCCTTCCGCAGCCGGCGAATGACGTCGTCGGCAACGTCTTTTCGTGGTCGCTCGATCATCCTTTCAGTTTTGAAAAGCAGGCAGCACCCGCAAATGGTGACGCGATCGTCAACTTGGCGGGCAAGGATAACGGCGATTTCCTCGTCAGCACGAACTACAATTCGCTCGCGCCGACCTGGTACCCGGCTGAAAAGTCCCTCGGCTTCGACAATGTGAAGTGGACGGCAGGCCCCCGTACCCCCGCTGGATGGATGGAAGCCCAGTTCGAAGCGGCAGCGCTGCAGCATTATCTGATCGGCGGATATTTCCTTATGCCGACCGCTGCACAGTGGCCCGCTACCCAGGCCACGATCCACAGCATCATGGGCGACCAGAATGGGTCGAGTAACCCTCGCCTGGCGTCGTTCCGGATTACCCGGAACAACGATGCAGCGCCTGGTTCACGCGCATTCAGTGCGGCCTTCGGTAGAAGCGGCACGGCCCCGGAGGGCATCACGATCAATGAGCCCGTCCAGTTCATGGGGAAGTGGTGCTTCGTCGGGATCTACCGAAACGCTGCAGAGCGTGGCCTATACATCGAAGCGTTGGACGCGACGGTTGACCCTGTTCTGCGCACCCTGCCTGTTGGCGCGAAGAACACCGACGACCTCGCCGCGTCGCGGGTTATCTGGGGCCTGGACAACGCGCAGGCATTGGGTGCCGGCACGTATTTCCACCGGGCTCATCGCGGCTTTGTTGAAAACCTCGAAGCGACCGGTCGGGCGGCCGACGTGATTAGCGTTATGAAGGCCGATGCCGCACGTATTCGGGCGCGGGGCGTGATCGCCTAAAGTCATCGCCTATCTCCCGCTCTTGTAGAAACCATTTCTACAAGAGCGGGACCTCGCCTCTGCGCCCGCGCCGCGCATGGTCGCCGCTATGGCCGGCCCTACCGATATTCAGCGCCTCATTGGCGATCTAGCGCGCGAAGGCGTGGTCGTATCGGTCGACCATGCGGCCGGCACCGCGCGCGTTCAGTTCGCGGATGACCTGACGACCGGCGACATTCCGTGGCTCGAAAGCCGAGCCGGATCCACGCGCACCCACTGCCCGCCCGCGATTGGCGAACAGGTCATGGTCCTTGCACCGGAAGCCGACACCGCGCGCGGCGTGATCATCGGCAGCCTGTCGAGCGACGCGCATCCGCGCCCAGCAAACGACGAATCGACGCTGACCGAATACCAGGACGGCGCACGCATTGGTTACGATCCCAAGTCCCACGCGCTGACCGCCATCCTGCCAGCCGGCGCGACGTTGCGAATCGATGCCGATGGCGGTCTCGTGTTCAAAGGCGACATGACGGTCGACGGCGACATCAAGTCGAACGGCACGATCACGGCAGACACCGACGTCGTCGGCGCGGGCAAGAGCCTCAAGGATCACGTACATCTTGGCGTCCAGACAGGTGGCGGACTGTCGGGGAAGCCGCAGTGATCGGGATGGATCGCCATACCGGCAAGCGCCTGGCTGGCGGGGATCACCTCGGCCAATCGATCGACGACATCCTTGAAACGCCGGTCGGCACACGATGCGGCCGGCGCGACTATGGCTCGGAAGTCCCCAAGCTGATCGACCAGCCGAACAACGAACTCGGCCGCGTCCGGATTATCGCCGCTGCTGCGCACGCGCTGCTGCGCCAGGAAGGCCGCGCACGACTTTCCCGCGTCGCGCTTTCGCCGGGAAAACTCCCGCAGTCGGCCGTCCTCACGATCACCGGCCGTCGCACCGACGTGCCCGGCGCACCCGCCTTTACCCACTCGTCCACCGTCCGCGCCCTGTCGGCGCTCGCCTGAAAGGTCCGCACATGAGCTTCCTCCACGGGATCAACGTCAACGAGGTGAAGACCTCGCGCCGCTCGATCGTCACCGTCGCCACCGCCGTCATCGGACTGATCGCCACCGCGCCGGCCGCAGTGGCCGGCGCGTTTCCGCTCGACACCGCGGTCGCGGTAACGAACATCGACGACGCGATCGAGAAGGCCGGCGCGGACGGCACGCTGCGCGCCGCGCTGAAGGCCATCGCCGGCCAGGTCGACGCGCCGATCGTCGTGGTGCGCGTTGCGCCAGGTGCTACGCCGGCAGCGACGGCGACCGCGGTCGTTGGTATTGACGTCGCAGGCGTGAAAACCGGCATGCAGGCGCTGCTCACCGCGTCGGCCCAGTTGAACCTGCATCCCCGAATCATCGGCGCACCTGGTCTCGAAGGTGAGGTGGTCACGAAGGCGATGGTCACCGTCGCCAAGCGGCTCCGCGCCCGCGTCTACGCGTACGCCATCGGCAACGACCGCGGCGAGGCCATCGCCCACCGCGCCCTGTTCCCCGACGCGCGCGAGCTGACGTTGCTCTGGCCCAGCGTGACCGCTCCCTATGGCGCGGACGGTGCAAGCATCGGCGTGCCGGTCGCGGCCGTCGCCATGGGCGCGCGCGCCGCGATCGACCAGACACAGGGCTGGCACAAGACGCTGTCGAACGTCGCACTGCCGGAGGTCGACGGCCTGGCCGCAGATGTGACCTTCGATATTCAGGACCCCGATTGCGACGCGAACGTGCTGAACGCGTCCCAGCTGGTCACCGTCGTGCGTATCGCGGGCGAACTGCGCTTTTGGGGCAATCGCACTTGCGCCGCACCCGCCAGCGACTTCGTGTTCGAAAGCGCCTGCCGCACCGCACAGATCCTTGCCGACACAGTCGCGCTCGGCCTGGTGTGGGCGATGGACAAGCCGCTGCTGCCCAGCCTGGCGAAGGACATCGTCGAGCAGATCAACGAGAAGTTCCGACAGGACAAGCGCGCCGGCCGCATCCTCGGTGCCGTCGCGGTGTTCGACGGGGCCAAGAACCCGGTCGATCAGCTGAAGGCGGGCAAGCTGCTCATTGGCTACCGCTACACCTTCGTACCGCCGCTGGAGGCGCTCGGGATCGAGCAGGAGATCTCCGACGAGTTCTTTGCCGACTTCACCAGCCTGGTCGCCGGCAACTAAACCCACCTCACGCACGAAAGGTCGACGCGATGGCGTTCCCCAGCAAGCTCAAGCAGACGATGATGTTTAACGACGGCGAAGCCTTCATCGGCGAAACCGTCTCGATCACGCCCCCCAAACTCGCGCGCAAGTTCGAGGAATACCGTGCCGGTGGCATGGGTCGCGCAGTCAAGGTCGACATGGGTGGCGAGCCGCTCGAAATGGAGGCGACTTATGGCGGTCCCATGCGCCAGATCCTTCGCCAATACGGCATGCTCAACCTCGCTGGCGTACAGCAGCGCTTCGTCGGATCATTCCAGAACGACGACACCGGCGCGGTCGACATCTTGGAGATCGTTACGCGCGGTCGGCACGAAGAGGTCGACATGGGCGAATGGAAGCCCGGCGAGGACACCGAATTTAAGGTCAAGAGCCAGCTCAGCTACTTCAAGCTGACGTGGAACGGCGTCGTCGAAGTCGAGATCGATGTTCTCGGCATGATCGAGATCGTCGGTGGCGTCGACCTGATGGCCGCACATCGCGTCGCGCTGGGCTTCTGATCTCCGCCTTAGCGCTTCCGCGCTGACCCAACCAACTACCAAGACCTGACAGGAAACGTACGATGGACAACCAGAACGACAACTCGACCCCCGCCCCGGCCGGTGCGCCAGGTGAAATCACTCTCGAATATGATGTCGTCGTTGCTGACAAGGTCGTGCTGCCGGCGGGCACGGTGGTTCATGTTCGTAAGCCGATGGCCGGAGCATTGCGCGGCGCGAATCTCGGGGGCCTGGTCCGTATGGATTTCAACCAGGTTGCGCTCGTAGCCCCGCGCGTGACCCAGCCGATCCTGCACCCTCATCTGATCGATCAGATGGACCCCGCGGACGTCATGCAAGTCGCAGGGGTGCTGGTCGATTTTTTGCTACCGACTGCGACGAAGGAAGCGCTTTCCCAGAGCATGTAGAGGAGCCGATGGCGGATATCGCCTTCGTCTTTCATTGGCCTCCTGACGCGCTGGACGCGCTGGCGGTTCCCGACTTGATGCAATGGCGCAACCGCGCCGCTCGCCGCCACAATCCCGAAGGAAAATAGCGTGGACCGTAACCTGCGCATTCGGATGCTCTTGGAGGCCGGCGACCGCGTCACCGGCCCTTTGCGCGCCATTGCCGGTGGATCGACGAAGGCGGCGCAGGCGCTTCGGCTGACCCGCGATAGCCTGAAAGCGATCGAGCGTGCGCAGGGCGACATCGCCGGTTTCCGCGCTCTGAAAGCCGGCCTGCGTTCGACCGAGCAGCAGATGCAATCCGCCCGCCAAAAGGCGGCAGCGCTCGGCCGTCAAATGGCCGAAACCGCAGAGCCCACGCGTGCCATGACCCGCGAGTTCGCTAAGGCGAAGGCGGAGGCCGCAAAGCTCGAACGTCAGCACCAGGCCGAGACGCGCGAGTTGGGAACGCTCCGAGATCGTCTGCGCGAGGCCGGCGTCGCTACGACGGAACTGGCACGCCATGAACGCGACCTTCGGAACAGCGCCCGGGAAACCAATCAAGAGATCGCGGAGCAGGAACGGCGCGTAATTCGTTTGGCCGATCGCGAGCGCCGTATGGCAACTGGCCGTGCGCGATTCGCCCGCATGCAGGGCGTGGCCACTGGCCTTGCGGCCGGCGGTGCCGCGGCGATCGGCACGGGCATGGCAATGGCGACCCCGCTGATCGGCAGCATCAAGGCGGCGCAGGAATACCAGTCGGTAATGACGGATATCGGTCAGAAGGCCGATCTTTCGCGTGCCGCGTCGGACAAGCTCGGCCGCAACCTACTGGTCTCCGCTCGCGCCGCAAATCAAATGCCAGCGGATCTGCAGGCTGGCGTTGACGCCCTTGCTGGTCTCGGTGCCAAAGTCCCCGACGCGGTGAAGATGATGACGCCGATCGGCCGAGCGGCGACGGCGTATAAGGCGGAGATCGCGGATCTATCCGCTGCCGCGTTCGCCGCAACCGACAACCTGAAGGTGCCGGTCGCGCAGACCGGGAAGATCATCGACGTCATGGCCAGTGCCGGCAAGGCAGGCGCGTTCGAGATCAAGGATATGGCGCAGTATTTCCCGGCGCTGACGGCCGCATATCAGGGCTTAGGCCAAACGGGCGTCGGTGCCGTGGCGGATCTCGCCGCCGGGCTGCAGATCGCTCGCAAGGGTGCCGGCGACGCCGCCTCTGCTGGCTCTAACCTCGCGAACATCCTTCAGAAGATCGCATCGCCGGCGACGAACAAAGCATTTGAAAAGATGGGCGTGGATCTCCCGAAGGCGCTGAAAAAGGCGTACAGCGAAGGGAAGACCCCCCTAGAGGCCATCGCCGAGCTTACGAACAAGACGCTCAAAGGCGATCTGTCGAAGCTGGGGTATCTGTTCGAAGACGCCCAGGTGCAGCAGGGCCTTCGCCCCCTGATCCAAAACATGGAAGAATTCCGGAAGATCCGGGCCGAGGCATCGAAGGCGGGCGGCACGACGGATCGCGACTTTGCCGATCGCATGAAGGACTCGGCCGAGCAATCCAAGCAGTTGAAGATCAACGCCACCACGCTAGCGATCACGCTCGGGTCGCAGCTGCTGCCAACGGTGAACGCGGTCGTAAAACGGGCCAATGCGTTCGCTACTTGGATCGGTGATGTTGCCAACCGGTATCCGAATGCGACGAAGGCGATCGCCGTAGGTGCCGCGGCATTTGCCGGCCTGTTCTTCATTTTGGGCGGCGGTGCGATCGTCATCGCGGGCCTGGTCGCGCCCTTCTCCGCACTGGCATTCGCCGCCGGCGCGCTTGGTATTGGGATGCTGCCAGTGATCGGCATCGCCCTCGGTGTGGTCGCCGGTATCGTCGCGATCGGCGCCGCAGCCTACCTGATCTACGCCAACTGGGGCGCGATCAGCGGCTGGTTCGCTGGCGTGTGGAATGGCATCAAGGCAGGGTTCGCCGGTGGCATTGCCGGCGTCGCCGGCATGCTGCTCAACTTCAGTCCGGTAGGTTTGGTCTACAGCGGCGTTGCGGCCCTGCTCAGCCTGTTCGGCGTTCAACTGCCGGCACGCCTCACCGAAGCCGGCCGTCACATGATGCAGGGCCTGGTCAACGGGTTGTTGAGCGGGCTGCGCTGGGTGGTCTCTGCTGTCACAAGCGTTGCCAGCACTGCTTCCGGTGCCTTTCGAAAAGCGCTGGGCATTAGATCACCTAGCCGCGTCTTCATGGGCTTCGGCGGTCACATCGTCGACGGCTTGACGAACGGCATCGCCGCTCAGGAAGGCGAACCCGTCAGGCGCATGGACCGCCTATCCAGTCGCCTTACCGCGGCGATGGTCACCGGCAGTGCGATCCCAGCGATGGCATTGGCCGGTGCCGGTGCCGGCAGCACGGCGTCCGCACCCGCAGGCAACGCACGTGCTTCCTCGCCTAGCTACGTGATTCATATCAATCAGCAGCCGGGACAAGACAGTCAGGCGCTTGCCCGCGCCGTTGCAGACGAACTCGACCGCCGGGATCGAGAGACGGCTGCGCGTGGCCGTTCGTCGTTTGCTGACACCCCTGATTATGAGACCGTTTGATGCTGCTCGCACTTGGCCTGTTCGCTTTCTCGATCGACACGCTGGCGTTTGATGAGATTGCCCGTCGTGCCGACTGGCGGCACGTTACCTCGACGAGGATCGGGGCGCGTGACGCCACGCAGTTCACCGGCCCCGGCGTCGAAACGATCGCGCTGCCCGGATCCGTTTATCTGGAGATCGCGGACGGACGGGTTTCGATCGACGAGCTGCGCCGCATGGCGGACACCGGCGACGCCTGGTCGCTGGTCGACGGGCGTGGCTATGTCTACGGCTCCTACGTCATCACCGGCATCGACGATCGCGGCAAAGTCTTCTTTCCCGATGGCACGCCGCGGCAGATCGATTTCGCGATCGACCTCCTTCGCGTCGATAGCGACGTAGCATGATCTCCAATATCGCAGCGGTTCGTGTCGTCGTCGACGGCAAGGACATCACGCCGGTTCTGGAAGGCAAGATGCCGCAACCGAACGGCCGCGCGCCACGCCGTCGCCTCGTCTCGCTAGGGATCAGCGAGAAACGTGGAGAGGAAGCCGACCAGCTCAATCTAATCATCGACGACACCGACGGCACCGTCGCGCTCCCGCCGACGGGCGCGAAGATCCACGTCTGGCTCGGCTGGAAGCAGGGCAGCAACGTCACGGCCGGCCTGGTCGACAAGGGATGGTTCATCGTCGACGAGGTCGCGCATGGCGGCCCGCCCGACCTGATCACGATCCGCGCGCGCTCTGCCGACTTCACTAGCGAGCTGAAGACTAGGCGAGAGAAGAGCTGGCACGGTACAACGCTAGGGACGATCGTAAGCGATGTGGCGCAGCATCATGGTCTTACGCCGCGCTGCGCCGCTGGTCTCGCCGGGATCGCGATCAAGTCGAAAGCACAGAACCGGGAAAGCGATTTGGCGTTTCTGCGCCGGCTCGGCCGTGAGCGTGGCGCGGTCGCCAAGATCGCTCGGGGCGTCCTCATATTCTCACCAATCTCGGCTGGCGTCACGGCCACCGGCAAGGCGATCGGAACGGTCACGATCGCGCGTCGCGACGGTGACGCGCACCAATTCAGTCGCCAGAGGCGCGAAGATGTGCCCGGCGTGAAAGCGACATGGCATGATCGCAAATCGGGTAAACGGCAGCACTTCGTCGCCGGCAAAGCGGACGGTGCGAAGACGCTCTCTCACGTTTACGGTAACGAGGCCGACGCCCAGGCCGCGGCCACTGCTGCAAACGGTCGCGCCAGCCGCGAACCGGTCTCCCTGTCCCTTACGCTGGCACTAGGTCGCCCGGACATCCATCCGGAAACGAAGGCGAACGTCACCGGGTACAAGGCAGCAATAGATACGATCGGCTGGTTAGTAGCCGAGGTGACGCATACGTTCGGCGACGGCGGTTTTACGACCCAGTTAAAGCTTGAAAGTTCTTAAGTCGCCGTCAGAGCCGCAGTTACGACAAGATATTAAGCGTCGGCGAATCCAACGTCGTAAATTCTCCGACGGTGTATTCCCGTGAATTAAGTTCTGGAGCAATCATTGACGTGGCATAGATAATTTGATGATCCACCTTTGCTTCACTCGAAATACGGGCAATCTGACGCTGCAGATTGTGACTGCGCTCGACTTCCATCCCCTTATCCTCAATCGTATCAAGCATGCAGAAACGTGGATGACGAAAGAATGAAGCCTGTAAGGCTGCTTCGAGAAAACCGATCACGAAGCTTGTCTTAAGCACCACACGTGAACTCGCCGAGAAATAAGTGTGCCCATCAACACTTATTCTGTTTCCACCAAAATCGATTCTGACACGCTCAGGATTGACGAAACTGTCCTGTCGCCGAAGATCTTTCTTCAATAGATCGCGTATATTGTTCTCAATAAGCGTAAAAGCTCGTGTTTGACGCTGCTCCACGCTATGACGCAACTGCTCGTTACGAGTGCGCAAGCTATCAATTCGTTCGGAGAGAGTTGCCTTCTCCTCACTGAGTCTGGCGACAACATCAACCAGCTCAGCTTTCTCGTTCAGGTCTTCCTCTTGACGCTCAAGATAACCAATGCGTCGTTGGAGCCCTCGCAACTCGGACTGTTTCAATGTCGACGGGAGACGTCGTAGCTCGTTGAATCGCGCGGACGCCGCCGCCCACTGCTCGCGCAGTGTCGAAAGCTGCCGTTCGATCTTTGGAATTTCGGCCAGACGCCCCGATTGGAGCGCTTTAGATTGACGAAGTTGTTGCCTGGTCTCGTTGATTAAGCCAACAACGCGCTCGCGCGAGCGTTCGGGATCAAACGGCAGTTTGCAAAGGTAGCAGGCATGCCCGCTTTCATCTTCAAGCGGAGCGTAGCACGCCGGGCACCAATGAAAGTGAACGCCGCCAATATCGTCTGCAACCGCCTGTGCGTCGTTTAGCGCGGATAACTTACGCTCCAAGTCCGCTACGAAGTCGCCTGAATCGGCAACGGTGAGCAGCAGACCGCTAAGCCGCCGTTCTGCATCGGCAATCTCGGTGCTGAGCCGCTGAACAGCGGTATATGCCTCGTTCTGCGCATCGAGCGTAAGTGCGTCGTCGGCTTCGCTGCTGAACAATTCCTGCTCAGCTTTCGCGATCGCGGCCTCGAGCTGACCACGCTCGCTCGCTAGCTTGTCTCTCTGTTCCCGTACCCACATCAGCGACATGTCATGACGCGTTGTTCCCAGCACAGAAAATATGCTGGTCAAATTAGCGCTGACTTCACGATGCTTATTATCAAGCAACTTTAATTCAATTTCATTACTGTACAACTCGGGCTCAAAGACGCCGCATAACAGCCGCCCGACCGCATCGCGCAGGTTCGGTGGATCGAATCCTTCTTGCCGAAACAGGGCATCTGCAGGGCTAAGTTGGTCAGCGTACAAAAGGCGCAGAACCTGATGCATGGTGACGTTGCTTGCGCCTTCGGCGGTCACCTCCGGTATGCCGAGAATTGAGAATAGTGCCTGCGAGAAACTTTCCGTCGTCTGGGACCGCTGATAAGGATAGCGGCTCCATTGGTCTACGCGGCCACTCATGGCAGCCGTCAGAGGGCCACCAAATATCTCCATTGGCTGACCGCTCTTCGGCGCAATATGCCGACGCAGCGTTGCGGGCTTGCCACTCAACTCGACGCCAATGAAAACATCATCACAGAGAAGCGCGTGCTCGCTCCAATCGGACAGATCACCGCCCAAGCCGTAGCAGATGAGATTGAGGATCGTCGATTTGCCCGACGAATTCGCCCCCTGGATAATATTCACCCCGACGTGGAACGAGCCGCTGTAAACAGTGCGACCGCCCCGAACCACGGCGACGTCGCGGACGATCAACGTAGGATCGTATCTAGTCATATCGGTATTCCAAGAGCCCTGTACGCGCTTTCAAGCCGTCCGCGCCGGTAAGTGTGTAATTGGTTGCAAGCACGGCAAGGGCGTCGATTAGGTCTGCGTCATCCTCGTTCGCTACAGCAATACGGCCACTCAACCGCGGCGGTAGATCGCTATCTGTCGGCTTGATACACTCTTCCTCAAGCGCACCGACCTCAAGCAACTGCCCTACAGCTAGCGTGTTGTACGCGGCATATTGGATTGGCTTCATCCGATGAACAATGACACGATCGTCCGGCATTTCACTGTATGGCCGCGTCTTGTCGTAGCGTTTTGCTATCGTCCGTATGCGCAGGTCTTCTCGCTTTAACCGGATCGCCGACAGGCGAAAAGGGTAAAGCAGATAGAAGTCCAGGATCCGTGCCAAATCGATCGGTACGCCACCCAGTTGCTGGAACGTGCTTCGCAACCGCAATGTCCGATACATACCGTGGTATGCGTCGAAAGCCGGCTCAAATGTCAGTTGGATCACGAGTGCCACCTCACGAAGCAGCGATCCGCTAGCCAGTATATCATGCCTTCGACGTCTGCACAGTTGATGTTAAATACGGCAGCATCGAATTCTTTTAGTATTGGCCTGATCACACTTTCATCTATTAAAGCATCTAAACCAAGACGGTCAAGAGAATCGGCACGTGGAGTAACAAACTTACGAAACTTATAGTCAATCTCCGCAAGTAAATATGCGAATATCTCTTGGCCAGACGAATACAGAGACCATCGCGTTAACAGTTTGGCAAACCGCTCCTTCTCGTCAAGCGCATGAAACGTCTCATCTTCACGGCCACTTGCGCCGAGCTTGTTCTCCAACCCGACAATGCCGTCGGACGGCACGCGCCGTTCAAACCGCTGTAAGCTCTCGATCGTACCACCGAACTGATCCTTATCGACCATCTCGCGCTGTAGGCGAAGCTTGAGTTGCGCTATCTGACTGAGCGGTCCCGGCGGTGCTTGGACATACTTATTGCCGTGAATATTATCGCCGTCGTACCCATCACGCCCGATGTTGTCGCGCCCAGCTGACGCCTTCGACTGATCGACGCGATCGTGCAAGGTCGGGTTAGCCCTTCTTGCCGCGGCCAGAAATTCTGTCTCCGCCTATATTGTCCCTGCCGGCCGAAGCTCGACTTTGATCGACAAAGCGGCTGCGACCAGACGCTTGTTTGCGGGAATTCTTGAATGTGACCAGCGCACCGCCGCTAACCAATCCACCAACAAATGAGGCGATCTCGGATAGATGTTCGTACAAGAAGTTCATCCACACCCCCTACTATCGGTTTCAACGGCGCGTCAAACTCGACGCGAATTTAAAATTGGATCCAAAATGGAGCCATCCGCCTACTAGCGATAGTTTAGAAGCCCAAAGCCTCATCCCAAGGCATTACGCGGTGGACCGATGACACTTGTTCGTTCGGAACCTCGAATTCTACGATCGGATTGAACTGGCGCAGGACGACGACACCAGGCCGTCGACGGACTAGCTGCTTGATCAGCACATGCCGGATCTCTTCGCCGTCGAACGTCGGACCGCGCAGCTGCACGACAACGTCGTCGCCAACGCCTGGCGACCGTTTCGGATCGACCAGCACGCGCCGTCCTGAATCGTACCGCGGCTCCATGGAGTGCCCCGAAACCAGCACTACGTAGAGATCGGGCCTACCTGTTACGCCAATCGGCCGAGCCATGAAATCCGTGGGTGCAGCCATGTGAACCTCGGTCTGCTCCACATTCACTACGATCCCGTTTCCATCCGGAAAGGAAAGGTCGGCACCTAGAGCGCTGCCGTAGATCGGCAGCGTCTTCGGCAGGCGTCGGAGCGCGGCTTCGGATGTGTTCCCGTCCTCGGGAATAGTGCGCTCGATGCCCTGGTCACGTCCCAGCAGCCAATCCGACGTGGTGTCTAAGATTTCCGCGATAGCATCCAGCCGATCGAGGCCAGGCATATGGCCTGCGAGTATCGCGCGGATCGCATCCGGCTTGTTCAGGGCCGCAATCGACACCTCACGCGCCGACATATTCTTCTCGGCTACCTTCGCCGACAGCCGCTCCTTCAGGACATCGGGTACGTTCTTCCTCATGCTGCACTCATGACGCATGACGTGACGCATGACATGCGGAATATTTACGTTGACCCATGCTGCATGCGTGACGTAAGTATGCGTTATGAGCGCAGCATACGAGAACGCATTGCGAACGATCGCCGATTCGTATGACGCTGAAGTCGTTCGATGGGGCGGCAAGTCGCTTTCCCGCGTAGCCACAATCGTCGTGAGCAGCGGCGCGTTTTTTAACCGCCTTCGCGATGGCAAGACCTTCTCGGTAGGCAACCTCGAAAAGTTCGCCGCGTGGTTTCGTGTGCCGGCCAACTGGCCCGATCGCGCGATACCTCACGACGCAGTCGCTGCATTGACCAGCATCGGTCGCCCACCTCTTCCTGCCCGCACCATGCCGCATCCTTACCGCACGCTTGACGCATCGGTCGATTGCGATCTCCATAGCGTTTCGCAGCGTAGCCGAATCGCATGACCAAGCCCCGCACCCCCGACAGCTTCGCCGACGCGATGACCAAAGTGATTGCGCAGATCGGCGCGGCCGCTGCAGCCAAGGTCGTCGATCGTGCCGAGCGCACCATTTACGAGTGGGCGAACCCCGATAGCGATACGCTGCCGACGCTGCCGCAGGCGCTCGCGCTCGATGCCGCTCACCGCCTCAATGGCGGCGAGGATGCGCCGTTCCGCGATGCCTTCAGCCATCAGCTCGATATCAAGGTCGAGCAGCAGGACGCCTGCCGCCGCGCGCTGTCCGCCGACTCGATCGAATTCATCCGCGAGACAAGTGAATTGCACGCGGCTCTTTTCATTGCCGTTCAGCCCGGCGCTTCCCCGCGCGATCACCATCGTGCGCTGGTCGAGGCGCAACAGGTTGCCGGCGTCCTGCGTCGCATATGCCGACGCCTGCCCAGTTTCCTTCGTCCTGCCATGTCGACGGGGCCGGGGAATGCCGGGGGGACCCATCAGTGACTAAGACGAAGAGAAACTACACGCCGCGCGTACCCGCAACGGTGTGCCCGCACTGCCTGACGCGCGCGATCGCATACGACTCCGTCCAGCTCGACGTGTTCACGCGCGAGATCCGCTACGTCTGCCAGGACGCCGATTGCCAACACACCTTCGTAGCGCAGCTCGGCATCTTCCGCACCGTGCGGCCGAGCATGAAGCCAAACCCCGCGATCACCGAAGCGATCCTGCCGCACGGCCAGTGGCGCTCGAAGCCCGCGAACGATGACCAGCGGGTGCCTGCCAACGACGATCAGCCTGACGCGGCGGAGGTCGTGCCTTCCCCGACCTGATCCCGTGACCTGATCCCCGCGGCCTCGGCCGCAAACGTCCTGAACCATCCCCCGCCATCCGGAAGCACCCGCTTCCGGCACCGCTACCCCCTTGCCGAAAGGAATGCCCAATGATGCACGCTTTCCCGCGTACATTCACGATGCCGATGCAGCGAGGCGAGCGCGCCGCGACCGCCAGCGCCGCGGCCCTGACGCCTGCCGCGTACCTCCGCCTGCGCCGCGAGGCGGCTGGCATGTCGATCAAGGAAGTCGTCGGCATGCTGGCGCGGAACGCCGACGAGGTCGCACCTGCGCTCGACCTGATCTACGTGCTGGAAACGCCCGGCAATACGGCACGTCGCCCCGAGACGCTGGAAGCCCTTCGCAGCGTCTTCCCGTTCGATCCGGACGTCTACCGCCAGCTCGCTACCGATCCGGGCGACAGCCACCCCCGCATCTGCCGTGGCTGCGGTTGCAGCCTGTGGGATCCCTGCACCAGTGACGAGCATGGCGCGTGCGCCTGGGCGACTGACAAGGCCTGCACCGCATGCCTGCCAGACACCGCGCCGGTGGAGTGCTACCAGTGATCGCCGTCGCAACCAGCGCGACGCAGCTCGAGCGCGCCATGCGCCGTCGCCGCATCGCCAAGATCGTCCTCGCGATCCTGTTCGCGGTGATCTGGATCCCCGTCGCTATCGTCATGCTCGTCGCCGGCACATCGGATCGGCGTCGTTGATGCTCCAGGACGTCCTCACAGGCGTGGCGCTGACCCTGTTCGGCAGCGCAGGCGCGACGGCGATCGGCGTCATGCGCGCGTCGCTCGCGCCGCAGTGGCGCCGGATTTGCCGGCTGGCACTCGGCAACGTCGAGCCCGAGTTCAAACCCCTGTCCGCGATGCCCTTCGCCAAGACGGTCCGCTCGTGACGTGGGCAACGTCGCAGTCTGTGGCGGCGACTGTGCCCTCTTCCAAGGGCTCGGCCGCACCGGAAAGCAGTGCGACGTCCTCGCCGTCCGCAAGGCTTTCGCCTCGGTCCGCTTCGACGACGGACAGGCCGTCCTCTGCCTCGCCAAGGATCTCCACCCGATCCAGCGACGCCCGCCGCCCATGTTCTGATCCGCTCGCCGCTCTTGGCGAAACGCTTTCTACAAGAACGGCCGCTGGCGCGACCGCTCGATCCCCTCGCACCAACAGGATCTCCATGATGATCAGCGCCGCTCCCTCCGAAGCTCGCCAGTCTCAGCCCTCGTCACAGCCAACGAACTGTTCCCCAAACCGGGAACAGCGCGGCTTCCCGATCGAGATGCCACGCATGATGGGGCTGCAAACTGCCTACGAAATTCTCGGAGGGAAGAAGCAGACGCTGGCGGACATCTTGGGCGTCACCCCGCGCAACGTGAATTTCAAACTCAATGCCGAACGCGGCATCTCTAACCTTGACCTTCTGCTCACGGCAAAGTCGCTCGAAACCCGCGGCAACAAAATGCTGGAGCATGCCGCCAAGCTGCGCGCCGTGCTTGCCGAGGCAAAGGGCTGATGAACGCCCCGTCACTGATCAAACTCTCCCGCAAGCTGATGCGAGCGGCCGACGTCGGGAAAGGCGTCCGGATCGAGTCCCCCGACCTCGATCTACTCGGAAGCCTCGGACTCTTCGACGTCATCAATCGCGCCGTAGCCGACTACTTGAAAGAACAGACACAATGCCGCGACGCACTCCGCCGGTCTACCAAAGAGGGAAATACTGGCTCGCCCATGACGGACGGGCAGACGGAACCCTTCGGAGCCCCAATCTATACATCTGGTGGTACGACAGTGGAACGCGACGCGAGCGCAGCACGTCGACGGCTACAAGCGACGTAGCAGCGGCCATTCTGGAGCTCGACAAGGTCTACCTTGCCGACAAGGGCGAAGCGCCGGCCTTCTGTCACGCATGCGGGCAACCGCTCGCGCAGGCACAAGCGTACCTCCTGACCGACGCCATCGCAGACTATAAAATCGAGTGGGGCAACACGCGCGCTTCGGCTGACACGATCTCGGGTCGCTTGGCGCATGCTGTCGCATTCCTTGATGCGGAGCAGGCTCTTGGTGCGGAAGGCCGGTTCGGCCACTCCACCAGTTGCGCGACGGCGTGCGGCACTGTGTTCGTCAACGCCTTCCGCGCCTGGTCCCGATTGCAGCCGGTCGAATGGCGCAACGGCAGGGGCGAAGTCACCGTATCGCGCGCGCGCTCGCCGGCCGCAACCGAGGCGTCGATCGCGCAGCTGATCGCCGTCTTGAATCATGCCGCCAACGCGGAGCCGGCGCGCTCCGACAAGCGACCGATCTACAAGCCCCTCCCCGCCCGCCAGGTGCAACGCCAGCGTCGCACCCGAATCGGTGTCGAGGAACTGGCGAAGATGTTCGCCTACGCGGCCGAGCCCGATCGCCAACGCGGTTCGCTGCATGCGTTCCTTGTCGCATCGGTCTGCACGATCGCGCGGCCTGGTGCTGTCGTCGACATCAACGTCGCGCCCGACCGCGAGCAGTGGTGGCCAGGCGCGCCGACGCTCGACCTCAACCCGCAAGGCCGCACACAGAACAAGAAGCATCGCGCCGTCCTGCCGGTACTGCCGCTGCTCGATCGCTGGCTGCGCGAGGAATACGAGACGTACATGGCGCTGCCGATACCGGATCGCGCCGGCCGAGGCTGGCTTGTGAACTATCACGGCCGCGCCATTCAGGACGTCGATCGCGCGTGGGATACCATGCTGTCGAACCTCGAAATGCCCGCCGGCCGCGAGTGGCGTCCGTACCTGCTGCGCCACAGCCTCGCGACCCTCGTCCGTAACAACGGCGCGAAGAAGTGGGATCTGGAGGGCTTCATGGGCCACCGCGACGGAAGCCAGACCGAGGTCTACGCGATCGGCGAATTCCCCACCGTCGTGCGCGCCCTGAACCGC